TCAAACCACGCCGAGGAGAGGTTGTTCTCGTTGACGTATGAGGTGAACATGAGAGGCCTGCACCCTGCGTCCTCAGCCATCTGCACCCACCACGCATCAGCGACAGGGAGGCCAACCAAGATCAAGGTTGGGTTAGGGCCTGAGCGCAGACGACCGAGCGCCTTGTGTGCAACCTCAGGGTCGAGGGTCTGACACTCGTCAACGAGCGCCACGCCTGAGGTCACGTTGATTCCCTCAAGAGGGTTGTGGCTCGCATCGCGTGTTCCCGGGCGATAGTAGGAGCGACAGAGCACAGCCGAGCCTGTGTGGGTGTCAGTCCACTTGTGCAGCGTGTGATTGTAGACCCACCCTCGCGGCGCCAACCACTTCTCGATCTCAGGCATGAGCACCGAGTTATAGCGCGGCGTTGTGTCAGTGACGAGTAAGGAGGTGGTGCCTGGGCGAGTCTTGGCGATGAACCACAGCGCGAAGATGAGCGAGGAGGTCTTGCCCGAACCCCACCCACAGCGCGCGGCGATCACATGATCTTTACGCCTTATGCCTGTGATGACCTCACGCTGTAGGTCGTTGAGAATAAATGGGCGCTCCTCATCACTCATTAGGCCTCCCCTAGATAGTCTCTTAGGCGCTCAAGGTTGAGCTGTAGCGCGTGGGACTTCTTGCCTTTACGATAGCCCTTAACCACGCCTGCATCTATGAGGTTAACCACCTGATGCTGTATTGCGTACTCGCTGACCTCATCGCTCGTGTACTTGCGCGCTAAAGTCCTCAGAGGCAGGCAGGCGCCAGCAGGCCACTCAGCCAACAACTTAATCGCCGCCTGCATACTCGGCAGGAGTTCCACCCATGAGGAGAGCTCAACAAGGTCATCTATCGTGGAGCGTGGCTTGGTTGGCTTGATCTCTACTGAGGGCGCAGGCTTGCGAGGGAGCGAGCACACCTCAAAGAACTTGCGCGGCTCAGTGTAGGAGCACATTGAGGCGTCTAAGCTGTCGAGGCTTGGCCACCTCATCGAGCCCATCGGTGAGTCTCGCCCTATGTCGCGCCCCCACACCAAGACTATATCTGACCACTCGGCAGCATGAGAGATCGCCATCGCTTGGAAGTTCACGCGATAGATGCCCACCGCCACACACCACAGCGCATCAGCCTGATAAGCTGCGCGCTGTAGATCGAGGAGGGCTGTCCCCATCTGATCGAGCACATTATGCATGATGTCGGTTGGGTTCTCAGTCACCCCACCATGTCGCGTCTTGATCTCTAGCGCGACCTCCACATGACCTGAGCGGCGCGCCAAGACGAGATCGCAATACTTGCCAGGGTCGGGCCAAGCAGGGCGCCCCGCCTCGATAGGGTCTGAGCTGATGCGGTAGTTTGCCCAGTCTGCGCTCTCGATCACTGAGAGGAGCATACCTTGAAAGCGCTGATGTATTCGCACCGCGCCCGCCTCCATCTGCTCTTTACTCCATCGTTGAGGAAAGGATGGGTGCTTGATTTTGAGGAGGTCTTGTGTCATATATCACCTTGCTCGGTTTGTGTTGTCGAGCACCTTGGTTGTGGTAACCGACAAGCCCCACCTTATCAGCTTTGATGAGGTGGGGTTTGTTTTAGGTAGGTTTCCACGATGCGCTGCCAAGCAGTCAACCTATCTTGGCCTGTGTGGTAGATGAGGCGAGAGATGTTTACATCGTTCGCATACACCCTCACCTCAAGCCCGATGGGGAGCTCGCAGGTGAGGCGGTCGAGGGGCTCGCCCTCCCACTCTGGCGAGCGCACAGCCAAGCGGCGCCCACCATAAATCACAGCTGTAAACAGCTCAGGAAGATCACCGCGCAGAGGCGCTAAGAACTGCATCCCATTGAGGAGGCGATCAGAGGGCATATAGACCTTACTGATCATGCTGCCCCTGTTGTGAGCATTTCTGTCATCACATCGCGCTCAGGTGTATCATCATTAGGTTTTATATTTGCCAAAAGGTTGAGGGTTTCATGCTTAGCCTCACTTTGAAACCACTCTCCGTGAGAGTGAAGCCCTTTGCTTTTTAAATAAGCGTGAACAACAGCCTCATGCACACCTGCTCCCTTAATCAATAAATCAAACTTAAGCATTAAAGGAGAGCCACACTGTAAGCTTTTTAATCTTGATCGAGGCTTTGTTGAAACTCCAATCTTTATCAAGCTAGACCCCTCTGCACTTACAATATACAAATAACTATCACCGCCATGTCCCATATCTATCTCATCATCAGAAAGAGGCTTCTCTTGAATACTCTTACATTTTCCTGAGTTATTATATTGATGAGCCTGATTAATGCGCGCTCTAAAGGCTTTATTTTTCCTTCTGTGCTCATGCACAAAGGTTTGGGAGATGCCAGAGAGAGAACAAGCATCTTTTAAAGTTAAACCTCTGTTTAAATGGTCAATCAGTTCATCAATTTTGCCTAGCTGACTTGGGTTGAAATAGGGAGTGTATGCCCTTGTTGATTTGGTGCGACCTTTTTGTGCAGCTTGGTAAATCAACTGCGCGAAGTTTTCATATCTTCCTATCCACCTATGAACTGTTCTTCTCGAGAGACCAGATCGGTGGCATGCATCATACATGGAAGCCCCATCTTCAAGCTCACCTATCAAGGCATCCACAAATGGTCGCCACTTCTCCCTAAATGGTATATCGGGTTTGCGCGCTAGAACTGTGTCAGGTTGTGAGAACAATGGCAGGTCAATCATCATCATCCTCACCCTCCTCTTTAGAAGACAGCATCTCGTTGGTCTGCTCAAGCATAGCCAACACCTCAGCCGTTCCGTCAGCCTTCTTGGTGCTCACCTCGATCTCACGCTTTGCGCTGTAGCGCTCTGGCCACCGGCGCTCGAGGAGCCAAGCGAGCCCTTTCCAGTCTTGGCGCGCCTCGATCAACGAGCGCATCTCTGCGATCATCGCGCCCTCACCTGCGAGCTTGGCGTCATCGATGCGGTCGCGCAGCTCCTCATCCTCTTGCATCCATCGGTACAGCTTACGCCTACAGAGGTGAGCGCCCACACACGCTGCCTCCACGCTGTGACCTTTGGCGAGGAGGTGACAAACTTCCTCCAACTTCTCAGCGTTGTGAGGAGCTGTTGGCCCCTGTGTTTTCCTCGCGCGCGCCTGCGGGCTTGAGATGTTTGTGATGTCTCCTGCTTCACGTGAAGCAAGCCCTTTAAGGTCACTCTTAGGCTTTGGCATACTCAGCCTCTTTAGTCTGTAGATAGAGCCTCATGCGCCTCATCGCGCCTGATGACGTGTTGTTGAGAATACCCATATTGCGCCCTACCCCAACGACTGTCGAGCCTGGGTTCTCACAGAAATCTCTCAAGAGGTCTACATATCGACCATCCTCAAACTGCTCAATCTCCTCAAGCGCTTGGCAATACAACTCCTCATGCTCGATGCGGTCGCTGATGCTCATCTCGTTATCAGAGAAGTAGGCGTGACCGCCATGAGGCATCAAGTCCTCGATCTTGCCGATGGGAGTATTACCACGAGCGCGCACACAGTTTTTAGCCCGACATTTAATCGTCAAGCATAGCAACTTCTCAGACCAATCAAGCTCAGGCCTTGAGTAGAGATAGGTGAGTGAGTCAGAGACCACATCATCAGCCTCAGCTTCTAAAGCCCCATACTTGATCGCGTAGCATCTCCACTTGTAGAGCTCACTCATGGCCAGCTCTCCAAACTGCTCAGCCCTGTTCTTCTTCCTCTGCATCCCATGTCTCATCAAGAGACTCGTCATCTTCGTCGTGTCCATCGTCAGTTATCTCCATCAAGTCGTTAATCAGAGCGTCTAACTCCTCATCGGTGGAGATGATGAGCCACTCTGAACCTAAGGCCATCTCTTGTCGCTTGGGTTCCATGTTGCAGGGCCTCCAATAGATGTGCTCTCGGTCTGCACATTAGGCCCGACAAAGCGCCAGTTGTCAACGATGATGTCAACGTCTTGACGCTTAACACCGTCTTTTTCCCACTTGTTGGTCTTGACTTTGCCCTCGATTGAGACCCACTTGCCCTTCTTCACATGATCGAGGAAGGCCTTGCCACGCTCGCCAAAGATCACGAGGTTAAACCAATCGGTCTGCTTCTCGCCCTTGCCGTAAGAGTCTACAGCGAGCGAGGTTGACACGATGTCTCTGTTGGCACCGCGCGCCTCTGGGTCTCGCCCGATGATCCCGACCAATAAGATTTTATTCATGTGAGCTTCTCCATCTGATCCATCTGAGGTGTTAAACGACTCAGAGAGGGGGGCGCGCAGCGAACAACGCCCCCCTCCCTTCACCTTAACCCTGTACGCTTAACACGCGAGAAGGTCTAAAATGACAGAGCATGAAATAAAAGTAGGCGAGGGCAGTGTTGCGCTCGTTGATGTGATGGGCTCAGCCTTGAGCGTGGTCAACGCGGCGCGCGTGAGTATGGGCAAGAGATCAGAGAGCTTTGATGAGAGAGATCAGAAGCTGATCAAGTATCTTTGGACACATGGTCACACCTCGCCCTTTCGTCATGTGACCTTTCAGTTTCGTATCCAGGCGCCCATCTTTGTGCTGCGCCAATGGATGAAGCACCAAGTAGGCTGCGCGTGGAATGAGATCAGCGGTCGATACGTTGAGCTTGATGAGAGCTTTTGGAGCCCTCGCGTTTGGCGTGAGCAGAGCGCGAGCGTGAAGCAGGGAAGCGGTGGAGCCCTTGAGCAGAGCGGTCAGATTGACGCTCACTTCGTCTATGTGGAGGCAATCAACGCCGCTGTCTCAGCCTATCAGCGCTTGCTTCAGATGGGCGTCTGCAAAGAGCAGGCGCGCGCCCTCCTCCCGGTGGCTACGATGAGCGAGTGCTATTGGACATGCTCGCTTCATGCCCTCATTCACTTCCTCAATCAGCGCCTCGACAGCCACGCTCAGCAAGAGATCAGAGAGTATGCCCAGGCAGTGAGGGAGCTCGTGGAGAGTGTGGAGGGTCTGCCTTACATCTTGGAGGTGTGCCTTGATCGATCATGACTTCACCGACTTTGTAAGGTTCATGCTTTTGTTGATGATTATGCGCTTAGCCTTTGATCTTTTTAACTAGGATTTATATGAATAATGATAACCCGCTAACCACTCTTATCTTTGTTCTTCTTGTCGTGAAGGTCTTTGTCTCTGCGATGGGTTGGGATGCGCCATGAGGACAGGCAGTGAAGTATGAAGGCGCACTGGATGAAGCATTGGATGCGTCACGCTGAGCTGATCGCTGAGATGAGCCCTTGTCCCCGAGGGCAGGTTGGCGCGTTCATCGTTGACCAACGCAACAACCCAATCAGCGCAGGCTTCAATGGGCCACCGAGAGGAGCCTGTGGTGACCTGTGTGGCGGGAAGGTGTGCGACAGGACAGCGCGAGCTATCCCATCAGGTCAGCAGACTGAGGTTGGTTGCCACCACGCTGAGCAGAACGCCCTCATGAACGCCTTACACAAGGGTGTGAGCGTGGCGGGCTGTACCTTGGTTGTGACCACGCCGCCCTGTTTGGGTTGCGCTCGCCTCATCCATCACGCTGGCATTGAGCGTGTTGTCATCGGTGGGCGCTCGTATGACTCACAGGGCGCCGACTACCTTGAGAGGTTTATGGCTTTACGTCAGGGTGTATCAGATACCTAGACCGAGCGGTCTCAAGATTTACCCCCATGATCTCACCAATCTCCCTATAGGTGAGCCCTTGGTCGCGTAAGCGCTTAGTCTCCTCCACCTCTGGCGAGAGGTAGGCTCTGCCTCGGTTGCCTCGGCTGAGGTCGATCACCCAAGAGCGCGCGCGTTGATAAGACACGCTCAGCTTCTCAGCGATCTGCTGCATGGTGTAGCCTTGCTTGTACAGCTTTCGGGCGCGCTCTTTGAGATAGTTGCGCTGCACAGAGCAGTTGAGACGCTCAGCAGACTTGATGCGGTCCTCCTCCATCTGCTCCTGCGCTAACCTCTCGATCTCCTCCTCACGGAAGATACGAGCGCGCTCAGCCGCCCAGATGGAGGCTTGGTGACGGTGAAGGTGGTGAGCCTCCCAAGCTGCCTGTCGGTCTGCATAGGTGCTCATGATTAGCTCCACCCATCGTCAAGCTGAGGTCTACGATCACGCCCGATCATCTGAACAGGGCGCCCAAACATTGAGCGCATACGCGATCTCATGGCGCTGTTGTTTTCGAGCAGGTTCTCAAGGATCACCTTGGGGCTGAGGTTGGTGGTCATCGCCACAGCGAGCTCACCCGCGCTCCATCTGTCATAGATCGCCCCGATCAGCTCACGAGTCTGATCACGATACCAATCACCCCACTGAGAGCCTGAGCCACCGATACCGCCCAGCTCATCGAGACAGAGCAGGTCAATGTTGTTGAGGATGTGAGTCTCGGGCTCGACAGGTGAGGGTCGATCAGCGCGCCCCCATGATGCTTTGATGTCAGCAAAGAGCCCCTCATGGGTGATGAACAGAGCGCGCTTGCGAGAGAAGCAGGCATGCTTAGCGAGGATGTGGAGCATGGAGCTCTTGCCGTTGCCGGGCTTGCCGTGCATCAAGACGCAGGGCAGTTGAGGGAGTTCAGTGCCCTTGGGCGCGTGGATGTAGTCGAGGAGCGCGCCCACCGCCTCTCGTTGAGCTGGCGAGTCCCACTCGTATGAGGCGAGCGTGTGCTTGTGAGCGACATAGGGCAGACGCGCCGCCTCGATACGCTTGAGGGCGCGCCTCGGCGCCTCGCAGTGAGGGCAGAGCTTTGAGGTGGGCGCGAGCCCTGCCTGTGCTCGTGGCGTGATGATCCAACCATCTTGGCAGCGCCCACAATGAGGCAAGGGTGAGGAGGCGAGGAAGCCGTTGGCCGAGCGCCACTCGGAGGCGGGGAAGTTCTCAGCATTGATGCCTGCGTAGCTTGGCGCGAGTTCCCTCTCTGGGCTCTCGATCACCTCGACTTGATCAAGGTTGATGATGTTGGTGGTGAGGGTGTTCATCGTCTGTGTCTCCATTTAACGTCTTATGAGGCTCTGAGGCGCTCTTTGGGTGTTGGCGAGATGCTCCACATAGGTCACGATAGAAGCGGGCGATATACGCAGTTTATGAGCTTGCTCGGCGAGGATAGCGTCTTGAGCACTCAGGGCGAGCCTGATGTCCATCCTGCCCTTGAAGCGAGCCACCTCATCAATCTTCTGTCTATAAAAAAACAAACTGCCCATGTCCTCAGTCGGAGCGATGAGTCTACAGCCAGCTTGGAGCGCCTCGCGCCTCTCAGCTTCGAGCGCGCCCTCGCGCGTGGGGTTAGGCTCAACCTGGGGTTCGGCGGGTTGATGAGAAAGTTGATCGTCATATTGATCTATATTGATATTATATTGATCTATTGATTTGGGTGACAATCTGTCACTACTAACAGGACAATCTGTCACTACCCCTAGTGTCAATCTGTCACTACCATGGTGACAATCTGTCACTACCTGTGGTGACAATCTGTCACTACCATGGTGACAATCTGTCACTACCCTCTGATTGAGCTTGATGTGGGCTTTGTGATGCAGTCCATCCTCACGCCTCTCGGCCTGTCGAGTGATCCAACCCTTATCGGTGACGCTCTTGAGCTGGCGCTTGATGTTGCGCTCGCTCTGAGCTGTGATCTCTGAGAGGTCGCGCACACTCACGCGCCCTTCCCAGGTCTGCCAATCAAGGCGAGTGAGCAGCATGATCAGCGTCAGCTTCTCGCCTGCGTTGAGGTCTTGAGCGCTAGCGATAGCCAGGCGCGCTTCCATCTCTTTCATTGAGGAGCTCCTCGGTTGTGGTGGTGAGGTTGAACCTACACGCGAGCGCGCTATGCGTCAAGCTGTCTTTAAATCTCGCCTAGATATTTTTTATCACCTACTTTAAAAAAATACTTGACGCGACACATCAAGCGAGCTATCAAGGTTGTATCACCACCAACCAAGGAGGTCACACATGACTCTCAGAGATCGCCTCAAGCGCGACCTCGGCAAGCATCGCTACAAGTTCACGCATCTGGCAGAGGAGGCAGGGATCGCACCTGCAACTCTCAGCCGCATCTTCAAGGGCAGAGACCCCTCGATCAGAACAGCTACTCAGCTTGCTCGCGCCGCCAACCGCCTCACAGGTCTCAAGACTTACACACCTCTCGACTTCTTCACCAACCTTTAAGCCACCACACCACACCAAGGACAACACACATGGATCTTCTCATCTGGGCTTCTCTCGTCACCCTCCCTCTCCTCGTCATCGGCTACATCTTGGAGCTCCTCGGCGAGCGCGCCGCCGAGCCTGTCGTTGTCGAGCGTACTTGGCTCACCCGCGCCTACACCTCTGAGGAGGCTCTGCACCTCCACTACCACATCCGCATCTACCACAGCATCCACCCTCTGCAGCGCCGCCACATGCACGACCTCGGCCTCAAGCATGAGATCACCAACCACATGAGCGAGGCTGGTATTGACCTGCACATCCCCAGCGGTGATTGGGCCTCCATGATCCGCTATTGGCTCAGCATCGCAGAGCTTGACGATCAGACCCGCCAAACCTTCTTCACCCGCGCCCTCATCGCAAACAACACCACCGTCAACGCCTAAGACCACACCACAACTAAGGATAACATCATGAGCATCTATACCCCTAAGACACTCGACCAAGCCAAAGAGATCGCCACCCTCATCTCAGACGCACCTCGTGACTGCGTTCGCCTCCACGCTGCCTTTGGCGCTCACTTCGGTGGAGACATGGCGCTCGCTCAGAACAACGCTTACATGCTCAAGGGCAAGCCCTCCCTCAACGCTGACGCGATGGCGGGCATCGTGCGCCGCTCTGGTGTGTGTCGCTTCATGGTGATCACCTCTTGGGACAACGACCACTGCACCTATCAGTGTGCTCGCCACGATGAGCCCGAGAGCATCGTTCACACCTTCACCTATACGCTGCAGATGGCGCAGGCGCAGGGCCTCACTCGCAACCGCAACTGGCAACAGATGCCCATGCAGATGCTCCGCGCTCGCGCCCTCACTCTCATGCTCCGCGCCGTCTACCCTGACGCTGTGTCAGGCATCTACAGCCCCGATGAGCTCGCTGACAACATGAGCGACATCAGCGATGACGAGCGCGCACAGATCAGCGCCGACTCTCTCGGTGAGCAGATCAGCGCGGCGCCTCGCCCTCAGCGCGCTCCTCAGTCTCAGCCACCTCGTAATGCCTGGCAGGAGGCGGCCGACCGCCGCAAGGCTCAAGAGGCTCAAGAGGCTCAGCAAGCTCAAGCGCCTATCGAGCACAAAGCCATTGACTCAGTTATTCCTCCAGCGTTCCGCAATGAGCCTGCTGACCAAATCCCATCACCCATGCAGGTGGCTCAAGGCCTCTTGGCTGCCTCTCTCACCGGTGAGGTTGATGAGGAGACAGGCGAGGTCAGTGAGCACAGCTGGGAGAATGAGGCCGATCAGAAGCTCGCCATCGAGCGCGCCGAGCGTGTGACCGGTTGGCGTGATCTTGAGGCTTACTGCTCAGGGCTTTGGGTCATCGCCAACAAGCCCAACAACGCCACCCCCGCAGGCATCAACCTCTTGGTCGAGCGCGCCAAGTCCATCGGGATCGAGCGCTGGCTTGGGGTCTTCTGAGACTGCGCTGACTTAAACCACAACTGAAACCATCGTGGAGGGGCATACGTTATCACCCCGTGACGAAAGATAGAGAAGCAAATGACACCTGAGCAACGAGCAGCTCGCCTTGAGAAAAATAGAAAGTATAGCCGCAAGCGCAGAGCGAATGAGACGCCTGAGCAACGTGAGGCTCGCCTTGAGAAAAATAGAGAGTACGATCGAAAGCGCAGAGCGAATAAGACGCCAGAGCAACGTGAGGATCGCCTTGAGTATATGCGTGAGCACAGTCGCAAACGCCTAGAGGATGAGACGCTAGAGCAACGTGAGGCT